GGTGACCGGAGACGCTGGTATTGGCACTGCCTGCGCTGCGTCGAGTATTTCGAGGGGCGGTTCACTCATCTCAAATGGGAGGACAAAGAGAACCCTTTGGATGCGGCCGACACCGTCCGGATGATCTGCCCGAATTGCTCGCACGCCCTCCACCCCAGCGACCGTTCCGACATGCAGGAATACGGGACGTGGCTTGCGGACGGTCAGTCGCTCGATAAGCAGGGGAACGTGGTTGGGGCTGCGCCGCGCAGCCATATTGCGAGCTTCTGGCTGAATGGTGTCGCTGCCGGGTTCCAGAGTTGGCCGCAGCTTGTCGCGAAGTACCTCAACGCCAAACGTGAGTTCGACGCGACCGGGTCTGAGGAAGCCCTGAAGCAGTTCTACAATAACGATCTGGGTGAACCGTATCGGAGTAAGGCCGAGGAGTTAATGCGGCTTCCTGAGATCTTGCAGGCACGGGCGGAACCCATGCCGCAGATACCGGAGGGGGTCCGGTTCTTAGTGGCGGCGGTTGATGTTCAGAAGAATGCGTTTGTGGTGCAAGTACACGGTATCGGTCCCGGTATCCCCTATGACGTGACCATCGTTGATCGTTTCAGCATTATGAAGTCCAGCCGATACGACAATGATGGTGACCGATTGTGGGTTAAACCAGGAACGTTTCAGGAAGATTGGGAACTACTGGTTGAAGAGGTGATGCTGAAAACCTACCCGGTTGAAGATGGAAGTGGGAAGGTTATGACCGTGAAGATGACCATCTGTGATAGCGGTGGTCGGGCGGGCGTTACCACCAATGCGTATGAATTTTATCGAAGTCTACGGCGGCGTGGGTTGGCGGGTAGGTTTCACCTTGTTAAAGGCGAGGGCAGATGGTCTTCGCCAAGGGCGCACATCGAGTTTCCTGATCAGGGGAGGAAGGACAGGTTGGCGGCGGCGCGGGGGGATGTCCCCGTCCTGTTCCTTAACTCGAACATCCTCAAGGATGCGCTGCACAACCGGCTCGATTCCGTGGAACCGGGCAAGGGTATGATCCGGTTTCCCCACTGGCTCCCTGATTGGTTTTACAAGGAACTCTGTGTCGAGCGCAGGACCGAGAAGGGCTGGGAGGCTACGCGGGGGATCAGGAACGAAGCGTGGGACTTACTGTATTATACGCTTGGCGCGTGTGCTTCCCAGATTCTGTTGGTCGAGAAGATCGATTGGTTGAACCCACCTTCATGGGCCGATGTATGGAGCAGAAACCCATTGGTGGTGAAACCAAACGATCCTGAATCGTTGACTTCAACAGAGACTTCCTACAACTTTGCGGAACTGGGGAAGAGCCTTGGATAAGGAAGAGATGAGCCGGCGTTTCGAGCGACTTGTCCTTGATAATTTGCGTCGGGAACGGGAATGGTTGGAACGGCGGCAGACGGAGATCAAGGATGGCCGAACAGGATTGTGCCAAGATCAAGGACGAATTGGACAAGGCAAGAGCGACGTATGAAAAGCTGATCGCTCCTGGCGTTCGTTCGGTATGGGATTCTGACGGCTCTCGGATCGAGTATTCGACAGGTAATGCGGAGTATTACCGTGAACGGGTGAGAAATCTCCAGGCTGCCTATGACGCTTGTATCGGCGGCAGAGGCGCGGCGTTGACCACCCCAATCAATTTCATTTTCCCGTAATGGCAGACATCGCGCTATCGCGTCCCGAGACTGCGTCGATCGGCGGTGCCCTGGAGGGTGCCGATCGGACGACTCGCGAGACGATGCTGTGGAATGCCGATTACCGGCATCCCGATCAGATCATCAATCAGGTCAAGGACGAGGCCGACTTCCGTGGGCGGGATGTCGTCACCAATGACGGGTATAGCCAGGGTATTGTCGATATCAATCGCGACAATATCGTTGGTGCCCAATTTCGGTTGAATGCACAGCCTAACTGGGTGGTTCTCCAGCAGCTTTACTCGTCTCGCTTTGACGAGGTGTGGGCCGAGGAGTTCCAGCTTGCAGCGGAAGAGAAGTTCAACCTTATGGCCGACTCGCCCGGTTGTTATCTCGACGCAGCCAGGAAGCACACGTTCACCTCGCTCGTTCGGTTGGCTGTAGCGGGGTTTGTGTATACCGGCGAGGTGCTGGCGACGGTCGAGTGGATACGGGAGGTTGGACGGCCGTTCAATACTGCCGTGCAGATGATCGCGCCCACCCGGCTGTCAAACCCAGACGGGAGAGTGGATGATCAGTTTCTGCGGCGTGGGGTTCAGCGGGATAGTCGAGGGCGGTCTACCGGCTATTTCATCCGCATTGGTTACCCGACGCAGTGGTATCTCGGCACCGATACGTTCCGGTGGGCGTTTGTGCCGGCCGAGAAGCCGTGGGGCAGGCGACAGGTCATCCATATCATCGATGCGATTCAGCCCGATCAGTCGCGAGGCGTATCCAAGCTCGTCGCGGTGTTGAAAGACATCAAGATGACCAAGAAGTTCGAGGAGATCGTTCTACAGAACGCAGTGATCAATGCGAGCTACGCCGCGACGATCGAGAGCGAGTTGCCGAAGGAGGTTATCACGGCGGCAATGGGTGGCGGCGGGCTGGACCCGAATTCCAGCTTCATGGGCGTCATTGGTAGCTACTTGGGTGGTCTTAATGAATACCTGTCGAACGCCAATGGAGTAGCGGTGGACGGGGCGAAGATGCCGCATCTGTTCCCCGGCACGAAGTTGAACATGCAGACTTTGGGGACACCAGGGGGCGTTGGGACCGAGTTTGAGGTGTCCCTTCTGCGGCACATCGCGGCCGGTCTGGGGATCTCCTACGAGGAGTTTGCCCGCGACTTCAGTCGGACGAATTACTCGTCGGCTCGCGCGGCTATGATGACGACGTGGAAGCATATGCAGGGCACGAAGAAATTCGTCGCAGATCGCTTCGCGGATGAGATTTATGCCCTCTGGCTGGAGGAGGACATGAACGCCGGCAACATGCCGCTGCCGCGTGGCTTCACCAGTGAGATCTGGTATCGCGCCTGGGGCAAGGAATGCTTCACCGCTTGCGATTGGATCGGCGCAGGACGTGGGCAGATTGACGAATTGAAGGAAACCCAGGCTGCGATATTGCGGGTTAAGGGTGGCATGTCTACTCGCGAGTATGAGATCGCGAAGCAGGGCGGAGATTGGCGGAAGGTGTTCCGCCAGTTGAATCGCGAAGCCAAGCTTCAGGAGACGTTGAGTCTAACGTTCGATCAGAATGCCCAGCGGGACGGCTCGCAATCCGGGCAGACCGTAATGAACGCCGCGCCGGATAACGATCATGAGGATCAGGTGGAACGTGATGAGCAGCAAGGGATCAATTTGGAAAACTTGACTGCGGCGTTCACTGAGGCGGTATCGCATCTACCGCAGCCGGACAACCGTCCCGTGATGACCCGTGTCACCAAGTGGGACGAGCGCGGGCGTATCCTTGAATATGAACGTCATCGGGTTGATTCGTGATGGCAACGAGCCTGATCTACAATTCTGCACTGGCTGATGAAGCGTCGGGTGCGATCGATTACGACACTGACAACTTTCGCTGCATGCTGGTTACCAATACATATGCGGCGAACCAGCAGACCCATCGACGGCGCAGTGATGTTACGGGTGAGGTAAGTGGTGGCGGCTATGCTGCTGGCGGCATCCTCGCTACCGTTTCGATCGCTGAGGATACCGGGAACAACCGGATCGATATCACGCTTGGCGCGGTAAATTGGCCGGCATCTACTATCACTGCGACTGGTGCGGTCTATTACAAGTCGCGTGGCGGCGCGGCCGGTGCCGACGAGCTTGTCGCCTATATCGATTTCGGCGGCGACGTGTCCTCAGTGAGCGGCTTGTTCGCCTTATCCGCATCTACCATCCGCAAACAGAATTAGGAGTGATCCTGATGTCGATCTCTGACACCACAGAAAATGCCATCCTGAACTTGATCTTCAGGGCAACAGCATGGGCGAATTATGCGGACAATGCAGCGGGCACACCAGAGACTAACATCGTGTGCGCTTTGCATACAGCGGACCCCGGTGACGCAGGCACCATGTCAACCTCTGAGGTCGCCTACACGTCTTATGCGCGGGTGAATGTGGCCAGATCGACGGGTTGGACAGCCTCTACTGTGGGATCGACTAACCCCGCTGCTCAGATTGACTTTCCCGCCGGGACCGGGGGTTCCGGTACGGTGACACATTTCAGTACGGGTAAGTCGGGAGGTGGTGCCGCCGCCATCCTGTTTTCCGGGACTGTGACACCGAACATCGTGACCGGTAACGCCGTTACGCCTCATCTCACGACTGCCACGGCTATCACGTTGGATTGAGTCATGTCCGACGCGGCGGCCTTTCGCAACATCCTGGTGAGCCTGGATATAGACGGGGCCGTTACCTTTTGGTCCCAACTGTTTCCGGGTTATCCAGTGCCCGGTTCCCGTAACGAAGTTCTGGTTGCCATGCACATGGCCAG